GGTTGTAGGCGTCCATCGCGTTCGTGCGGAAGACCATCTCCGCCCGCTGCGGGTTCTTCGTGCTCACGCCGGCGCGGTCGAGCAGGTCCTGGATCTCCGCCGGCGCCGACGGGACGCCCGCGCCGGTCTCGACCCGGCCGCGGATCACGTCCTGGACCTTCGCCAGCAGCTCCCTCTCCGTGGCGCCGGCCAGCGTGAAGGCGCGCCGCCGCAGGTCCTCGCCGAAACGCTGCGGGTCGGTGCCCAGGGTCGGCACCAGGGAGCGGAAGTACTCGAGCGCCTTCTCCGGCGGCAGCGGCCCGACCGTGCCGGCCCGCTCGAGCGCCTCGTGGAGTGCGGACGCCTGCACCTCGACCAGTTCCTCGCGGACGCCGCCGCCGAAGGCCTCCTCCTCGCGGCGCAGGTGGTCGCGGACCAGCGACCGGCCCAGCAGCTCGGCCGGGCCGACGGCGCCGGCCAGGGCGTCGGCCAGCTCGGCCCGCTCGGCGTCGCTGAAGAGCGCGTGGGCGCTGAGGGACCCGCTGCCGTGCCGGAGCAGGCGCGTGACGGCCTCCCCTGCGACGCGCGCCAGGACGGCGCTGCCGTGGCGGACGGCCTCGTCGAGGAGCCGCTCGACGACATGGCCGTCCTCGCCGCCCAGGGCGACGTCGCCGGCGGCGCGGGCGTCAGGCGTCAGGGACTCGTGGGTCTGGGAAAAAAACCGGGGCGGCCCTCCGGGGCCGCCGGGGTCGGGGTGAGCTTCTGCGGCTTCTTCTCCGGGAAGAGCTTATCTGCTTCCTCCGGCGAGAAGCCGAAGACGATGGTCGCGTTGGCGACCGCCGCGTCGCGCGGGATCGACCCGGCGTAGAAGGCCGTCTGCAGCGCCTGGATCTGCTGGGAGCCGCCGACCGTGGCCCGCAGGGTGTTGGCCGTGTCCGTGGGCGACGGGACGGCGGGCGCCGGGGCCGGAGCGGCGACTGCCGTGGCGTCTGCGGCCGGCGCCTTGCCGGGGACGGCCCCGGGGTCCTCGATGCGCTCCGTCGTGCGCTCGGGTGCCGGCGCCGGGATCGGCGGCTCGGCCTTGAGGTTGGCGCACTCCTGCTCGTTGTCCAGACCGCGGCGCTGCCGGCGCGTCTGCAGCGACAGGACCCGGTTCTTGATGTCGATCTCGTCGACCTTCGCCATGTCCAGCTCGTTGGCGATCTCGGGGACCGGCGCCTCGATCTGGAGGGCGATCAGGCGGAAGGTCTCCGGCGGCAGCCGCCCCTCCTTGATCGCCACAGTCAGCGCCCAGCGGACGAGCCGCAGGAAGCGGCGCTTGTAGAAGCGCTGCAGCCGGCGCACGAAGCGGATGAATGGCGCGCCGGAGACGAGCGTGCTGGCGAAGTTGGCGTTGCTGCTGTCGCCGGAGATCATGTACTCGGGGAAGTTCCAGCGCGTGCCGATCAGGCGCAGCACGGCCTGGGCGACCTCGATGAACCCCTTGGCCGCGTCGCCGTGGACCCACGGCGGCGGCTTGTACGTGATCCCCTTGCCCGTGTCGATGATGGTGCCGGGGTCGTACTTCTGCGTCTTGACCGTGCGGCTGGTGACCGGGTTCTGCCACTGGAAGCGCGTCTTGATGTTGTCCTGAAACGTGCTCGCCTTGTCCTGGGTGGCCGCGTGCTCGCGGACGCCGGCGATCGCCGCCTGGATGGCGGCGCCCTCGCGCATGTTGCGCAGCAGCTTGCGGACGCCCTCGAAGGCCTCGGCCGTGGGGTAGAAGTCCGGCATGCCGCGCTTGACGCTGCGGTCGACGTTGACCTTGACGTGCTCGACCTCGGCCTTGCCCACGCGCTCGCCCTTGTCCTGGGCGTCGTACTTGAGCCAGTATTCCTCCTCGCTCTGCACGTCCTCGTGCGGCTCGCCGGTCTCGGGGTCCAGCCAGACCTTGTGGCGGATCCCCATCGACCATCCCTTGGTGCCGGGCATGCCGTTTTCCGTGCACTGCTCGGGCTCGACGGTGCGCAGGACGGGCCGCTTGTCGATCACAAACTTGCGCAGGAAGTGCTCCCCGTCGCGGCGGTCGCGGCGCAGCAGCTCGGCCTGGAACTCGTCGAACTCGTTGACCTCGTAAAACTCGTCGATCTCGTCCTGCACCAGGGCGAGCAGCTCCTTCTGCGGGGCCGCCTCCTTCGACGTGGCCCGCGCCGTCATGCCGTCGCCGACCACGAACGACGTCAGCCCCTCGAGGGCGCCGATGGCGAACGGGTTCAGCTCGCAGACCAGCCGGCTGATGCCGCGGATGTCGACCAGGTCCTGCTCGCTGCGCACGAAGGGCCAGTTGCGGCCGTCCTGGTTCGACTGCAGCCCCATCGGCACGACGAGGCGGTCGCCGTCCCGGTACCGGTCCATCGGGTCGACCAGCTCGCCGAAGCCGCCGGTGACTGACGGGAACGGGTAGTACCAGGACTCGAGCAGCCGGCTCTCGGCCTTCGCCTGGGCGACCTTGGACTTCAGGCGCAGCCGCCGGTACTCCCCGCGCAGCTCGTCGGTGGTCTTCTCGGCGGCGCCGTTGGTCTCGCTCATTGTCGTCCCTCGGCCAGGTCGTCCAGCGTCTCTTGATGCCGCCGGCGGTATTGCGCCTCGGACTCGCAGTGCCGCCGCGCCTCGCCCCGGTCGCCGTGTTCGAGGGCGCTGAGCCAGAAGCCGCGCAGCCACATGCGGCTGACGGTGACCTCGTCGCCCTCGTCCCGGATGCCGGGGAAGCGCCGGGCCATGAATTCGTCGAAGGTCACCCCTACGCCCTCCACACTTCCGGCTCCGGGTCCTCGCCGCCGGCCTCGCCGCAGTCCATGCCCCAGACGACGTAGCGCAGCGCGTCCAGGCCGTGGTCGTTCTCCTTGACCGGCTGCTCGCCCTTGGCCCGGCCCATGCGGCGGTCCCAGACGTAGCAGTCGAACTCTTCCTCCGTGCAGCCCGGCCGCTTCGCCGCGTCGAGCTCGGCGTCGCGCTCGACCAGGCTGTCCCGCAGCAGGAAGAGCCGCGGCCGGCCGTCGGCCTGCTTGCGCAGCCGGGCGGCCACGGCCTGGACGCCCAGCGTCTTGCTGCCGGCGCCCTTGACCGCCGGCGTCGTCTCCCAGCCGAGGTGGCGCTCGAGGGTCGCCCGGTCCTCCGCGTCGTGGTCGCAGACGACCACGGCCGGCGCCGGCTCGCTGGCGCTCAGTTGGCGGATGTCGGCGGCGTGGTCCTCGACCAGCCGGCGGGTCATGTAGATCTCCCGGTACCGGTACAGCCGGCCGTCGGGGTCCACGGCCCACCACTGGGCCACGAACGGGTGGACGAAGCCGAAGTCGACGCTGAGGATCCGCGGCCAGTCCGGCGGCACGGCGAAACGATCGACCAGGTGCACCGCGGCGTCCCAGCCCTCGTAGACGACGCCCTCGGCCGACCGCCAGGCCCCCAGCCGCAGCCGGGCGTGGCGGACGCCGGTCAGGGAGTCGAGGATCGCCAGGGTCTTCTTGCCCTGCTCGGTGATCCGGCCCTCGTCGTCGAAGAGGGTCGGGTTGTCCTCGTGGCGGCTCTCGAGCAGCACGAGGCCCGGCCGCCGCTTGATCCAGTGCGTCGGCGCGCCGGGGTTGCAGTCGGCGAAGACGCGCGTGTAGGGCATGACGGCGCCGCGGCCGGTGCAGCGCGTCGTCAGCGTCTCCCAGTCCTCGAGCGCCAGCTCCTCGGCCTGGTTGACGTAGACGAAGTCCCGCTCCGAGCTGAGCGCCTTGCCCGGCTTGTCGAGGCCCGCGACCCAGAGGCGCGACCCGTTGGGGTAGTCGAACCACTGCGGCCGCTCGCCGCCGTAGGCCGCGACCGGCGTCCGCGGGCCCAGGACCCGGCGGTAGGTGCGGATGGCCGAGCCGATCAGCGCGTTGTACGTCTTGCGGGCCATGACCCCCTGGGCGCCGGGGTACTTCCAGAGCAGCGCGTCGGCGTACTGCAGGCAGCCCCAGGTCTTGCCCGTCTCCGACGGCCCCGACAGGACCGTCTCG